GATCGTCAGTAGATGCAGGGTTTGAGTGGAACCAGATCCCACGCTGTGACGTCCTGACGACGACATTATCTACCCTGAAAAGCTCAGTCCACCCCTTGTCGTTGTATATATCTATTGCTGTTCCAGTCGTGTAATCTCGAATGACGGAATCAAAAATAGATCCGCAGGCGAAATCGGAAAACCGGACGAAAGCAGTAGCCAGCGCATTCCCCACTGCCGTGAAATTTTTAAGAATGACTCTATTAAACAGGCTCTGTGCCTGTGTTGCCCGCTTAAACGTCAGGGCGACATTCGCACCGGTATGGGTAATTACTGGAGTGCTACCCTTCGTTCCCATGCCAGGGCCTTCAATGATAAGCCCGTTTGTTGAGTTAATGAACTCCAGCCCACCAACTAACGTATACCCGGCAGGCCCCAGTGACGGGGTTGAGAAGTAACCAATGGAGTTCTTAATGCAATAGTTAATTGCACTGGTCCAGATGTCGTCAAGAGCAGCACCATCATAAAGACCGAACTCTGTCGCGCAGACTTTGCCAGGGTTTTTTGGGATGCGTTGCCAGTAGTACTCAGATTGACCTGTCGGCACGCATATATAACCACCATCATCCTCAGCTGAGCCTCGCCTTGAAATAAATTCTCCGCCACCAACGGGACCGTGAGACATTGCAGCCCAACCGACAGGATGGGCGCGCAATAAAATACTTTGACCTTCATATGAAGGAACAATAGAGCGCAGAGCAGTAAATGATGATACCTGCCCCACCAAAGCAAAGCCTTCGCCTGAACCCAGATTTTGGCGAAGCGTGTCACCATCCATCAGAACGAAGTGAGTAACGTCGTTAGCAAAGCTGGTTGCATCGGTTCCGGTGGTCGTAAAGCCGACGTCAGTAGCAGCATTCAGGCGGTAATACTGGTTGTTATAGCGGATGTACTGGTTACGTGCACTAAACTGAAATGGACCATCCTCATAGTCGCCAAGAAAAACGTAGCCGGAGGACAGAAGGAATTGCTCAAACCGATTAGCTCTGTCCAACTGCGCGGCATCGAACTGATTATTTCTTCCGGTGTTCGTCAGGCGCTTTACACCAAGACGATCGGTATAAAATTCACCTGTGCCAGTAACTTCTTCGTCAAGCTTCGCGCCTGCAAATACCGCATTACGTATATCGGTACTAGGCACCGGAGCCTGCGTCGGTGTCGGGAGTGGAACTTCTGCCATTGTGCTTGTCGCCCTATAAATGGCGCACGAAACCCTCAGAAGAAAATCCGAAGGAGTGCGCGAAGGTTAATATTGCTGCTGTGCGTTACGGGTAAATTGAGTCTGAATATTCGATCAGTGATAACGTCTGGGTGTCATCACCGTTGGGTTTGGCGCTATCGACGCGCCAGATTGTGGAGTTCAGTTCCGAGTCGGTAGCGATGAAATACCGGCTGGGGTTTTGCACATTTTTGCGGTCATAAATGTTCAGATCGAAAGTATCGGCCGCAGCCTGAAATGCTTTGGGCTTGCCGCTTACCGGAGAGGCCCGCCAGCGCCCGCGGTAATTGCCGAGGCTGTCGGTCATCACCACCCACATATCGCCGAGGGAAAAGTCGATACGCTCAGAGGTCGAGAACACATCCCCGGATCGCCCTGTGATGTATCCGGTCTGCTGCGCGTTGTCGTACATGTCCGGACACTGAACCACCGTGCCGCGCACCACCTGCGTCGACTCCAGCACTTTCACCGTCATAGTGAGGCGTGAGTAGAGAATTTTCCTCGCCTCAAGCCAGGCACGATCAGTCGCCTGAGTGGAGTTGCGGCAGCCGTCCAGGCTGATCTGCATCGCGTTAACAGTGGCATCCTCAACCTCAGTGATTCCGCTGCTGTCGATCTGCAGATAGATGTAAGCCTTCTTGTTCGTCAGCGGGTCGACGTAATCCAGCGCCACGCCGTCGTAACCACCTGGGAGAGACATTTGCCATGCCACTTTGTACTCGTCCCAGAACATGTTTGAGCGCGCAAAAACCGCATCCGGATTTGTCACCTTCTCATCACGCCAGAACGTCAGCACATCGCCGATGTTATTTCCGTCAACGCGGGCCACATTGGCGATCGTCGCTATGCGCTCACCAAGAGGCTGCTTCTCATCCGAGAAGGTGTAATCGAAGTACCCAAGCTGGGCATCCGGCAGCGAATCGGCAATGGCATACAGAGCAGCGACGTCAATACTGGCCACGTCCTGCTTACCGACAACCACCCATTCGTGAAGGATGGCGTCGGCAAACGAGCGACTCGGCCGCAGCGTATAATCGACCGCGCCGGTAGTCCGGTCGTAGCTGATGGTATGCCGCTGCGCCAGCATGTTGTACTTCTGCTCACGGTTGCTGTTGCTGTCATTCGAGCCTTTGATAGTGATGCGGGCAATCGTGTCTTCCGGATACACGACGTTTTCGCGCACGTTCACTGCGTGGATCGCCATCAGCGTCACGACGTTGGCGTCATTGCTGTTGTCGAGGCGCTCGATGGTCACCGCATAGCGCCCCGCCCCGGCAGACGGAACGAACTTATGCGTTGTGCGGAAATACCGGGTCGTCACCTGGAAGTCGTTATCGAAGAAATAATCGTGCTGCTCGGATGTCCCCGGCACCTGATTGTTGTCGTCATCGACCTGCCAGAACTTGATCCGGTATTGCGTTGTGCCGGCCGTCGTGCCGAGCTGAACCAGCACATGCACCCATACCTGCGTCGAGACGATCGGCGACACTGACGGCCCGATAACAAGGGGGGTCTGGTCATTCAGCGTGAACAGAGTCGAGTTGATAACCGCATTGCCCGGCAGAGACGTAATCTCTCCGGAGAGTTCGCCGATATAGAACGTCGTGTAAGAAAGCGTGTCGTCACCGATAAAGCTCTCCGAGGAGATGATATTCCCGGCGCCGGTGACGTTTCGTGTGACGCTTGTGCCGCCGTCGTTCCAGGTGGCATTGATGACGAATGACACGGGATGAGGTACCGCCAGCGCAGCAAAATAGCTGAAGTTGTCATCGTTCGACAGCACAACAGCCTTTAGCTGATTACTCTCGATCGCCACCGATGTCGGCGCCGTCGTGGTCGCTGTCTGGGCCGGGAAGTCCTGGCTTTCGTTCAGGCCGGGGACTGTCTCGTTATCGACGTCATCGAACTGGTACCCCACCTCAATCGTGCCGATCACGTCACCCGGGTTATAAATCGCAGAACTGGCTCCCGCCAGGCTGCCGAGATTCGATTCCGAGTAGCGGATCGATGAGATGGTGTACCGGCCGTAACCGACTTCAAACCACTCCGTGAGTTGCTTGTTATTGTCTACGAACTCGAACAGTGCTTCCTGAATCAGGTCAGGAAAGACGCGGCACTGGCCGTAAATATTCGGGCGCCCCTTGTAGAGTCGCGCGCGGTTCGTCTGGCCGGTCAGGTCATTATTGGGGGATTCGCCTGTCGCCACCGATACTGACGCGCTGGGCTTATTTGACAGGCCGAACACCTTCAGCGCGCCAGAGAGGATTTTCGTAACCGGACGCAATATCGTGGTGATGAGCTTTCCCACCCCGCCCTCTGGCTGGTCGAAAACAGCCACGACGTCACCAGATCGCAGTGGCCGGCTGATATCGTAATCGTCAGGCAGCGCTAGGCCATTCAGTTTCACGATAACATCGCGGTGCAGCTGCAGGGAATCCAGCAGACTCACCAGTGTGGTGCCGGCATCTACCGTCCCCCGCTGCAGCGGCGCTCCGGGCAGCCTCTGTAACTCATATCGAACCATGGATCAGGTACTCCACGCGGCTGTAAACTTTCAGTAATGCCAGCGGGCTATCGCAGCGCACGAAACCAAATTCCCCGCGGGCATGCAGGCACTTAACCGGGCTGATCATCACACCGATATGCGCCGGCACTTCGCCGCGGTAAAAAACGGCGATGCAGCCGGTTGCCGCTACCGGCACGCACCGCCAGTGCGCGTGCTCCTGTTCGTAGCAGGTGATGAAATCCGCGCCCGATTCGTAGCCGGCGATGTGATGCAGCTCCAGGCCGAGCACATGCCGGTAATAGAGAACCACCAGGCCCCAGCAGTCCATCTGCTCAAAACTGCAGGCGCGATTAGCCCAGGGCTTGCCGTTAACAAGCCCGATAAAGTCGCTCTGTGTCATACGGTGATTAGCCCGGGATAGTCTTTCGTGGTGTAAATGATGGAGTTGGCCAGCGTCAGCGGGTTAGTCTTTCCGGCGGTCACGGTGACGTTGCTGGCATCGGCTGAAATGTCGTTCACGTAAAGCGTCCAATCTTTCAGGGATGTAGTGTCACCGATCGCATTCCACTGCTGATACAGGCACTTTATCGGCGTCATGCGCGCCGCCCCGCGCCAGCTTTTCAGTGTCTGCCGGACATGCTCCGTCGCGGCGACAAAGGTTATCGTCATGGATATCACTGCCGTTCCGTCCTGCGCCGGTTCTGTTACGCTGAACCGCGCAGGCTCGAATGAGTTGCCGCCAAACGTCGCCGGGCGAAAAAGGTTATTGACCACCCGGTAATAACCGAAAGCCGGATGGTAAAACTCCACCGTCTGTTTGATGTCGCTCGCCGGCCGGCGCTCCTTCCACTCTCTCAAAGTCGGCATTAGTCAGCCCTCGGCATCACTTCGGTTATCAGGTAATCCAGCCAGTATCCATAGCCAGGCTGGGCCTCAACAATCCAGTCGTCGTAGTCCTCGGTAATGTCCTCGATACCGTTGCTTATGACCGTTGCGGTCCAGGTGACAATGTTGCCGTTTTTGCTGGTCTGCACCGGCATATCGACGAAATGCAGCGTCTGCTGCTGAACGCCCTGCGTATCACCCAGGTCGATCGGCATCTGGAACCAGTTACGCCCGCGGTCGCAGTAGGTCGGCGATCGCAGCCATGACTTAAACCGCTCGGCTTGAGCAATCGTGAATATCCACTGCAGCGTCCAGGTTGCTTTCAGGTCCGTGGTAATCGGCGTAATTATCAGGGGACCAACTGCCGTCTGCGTCGTCTGCCAGGCTGTATCCTGCGTCATGTTCTGATCGGCGCGCTGGGGAAGCGGCAGGAACGGAGGGTATTGAACTGTTGCCACGTTTCCTCCGGGCATTAAAAAACCCGCCGGAGCGGGTTTGGTTTAGTAAGCACCTTGCGCTTTACGACTTAATCCAAATGTCTGCTGCATCTGAGAGGATACCGGGCCGCCTCTTTCCATGTCGGTGATCAGTAAGTCCACCACCGCACTACCGTCCTGCATGTAGCCGTTGGCACTCTGTACGGTGGCGCCGGTAGACTGGTTGATGACGTTCACCTGCACGCTGATCCCTCCTCCTGACTGCATATCCTTATTGCTGATGACCTTCCCGTTATCGCCAGGGATCATGTACTGCTTGCCGGTGCTGGCCTGGTAAATCTCTGGCTTGCCTTTCTCGCCGATCTGGTACAGGCCGCCGGCTGAGACCGGTCCGCCATTGTAGCGAGCGCCGGCAAGCGCAAGCCCACTGGCAAGCCCAACTGTCGAACTGATACCAGCTGCAGCCGGACCAGCGTTAGCACCGAACGAGGCGAGCGATGCCATCGCGGCCGCCGGAGCCCAGGCTGATGCGGTAGTTGCCGCCAGCCCGACTGATGTCGCCACCGATGCAGCGCCAAGCGTCTGACCGAGGATGTAGTTTTTCAGCGCTTCGATGCCCACCTGGACAATGCTGTTGATCACGCTGTTCAAGATGGTGTTGCCGAGCGACCGCATCGCCTCCTGCGCTGACATTGTGCCGGTTAGCAGGCCGGTGATTGCATTGGAGGCATTCCCGCTAAAGGCATCCACCGCACTCGTCAGCATGTTATAACCGAGGCTCTGCTGGCTGAGGATTTCCCATTGAGCTGCGATCCGCTGCTGCTCATACTGCCGGTCAGCGGCATTTTTCAGCGCTAATGCATTCTCATGGGCGAGAACTCCTTGTTGCTCGAACTGCTGAATCAGCGCCAGCTCCTGCGCGTGCTGGTTGGCCAACTGCTGCACCGGGTCAACTTCGGCAAGTGCCTGCTGGGTGGGGTTAACCACCTGCTGCGAGCGTATTTTGGCAAGGTTGGCCTGATGCTGCTGCTCCATCTGCTCAGTGGCTGCGTTGTACTCCTGCAGATCAATCTTCCCGGCGTTCAGCGCCGCTTTCAGGTTCTGCATGGATTCAGCGTAGGATTTATTCTCAGCCTGTTCCGGAATGGCATTAAGCGCCTCTGTTACCCCCTTCGCCGCTGCGGCTGCATCCCATGCGGCTGCTGCGTATTTGCCTGCTTCCTGGATTTGAGCCTGAGTAGCTGATTTACCGAGAGACTGCTGCGCACGCAATATCGCCTGCTCACGGCTCAATTCCTGAGTTGAGTCCGCTGCAAGCTCAGACTGCTGGCGAAGGTTTTCGAGTTTTTGGGCAATAGAATCTGCGGTAGACGCCGACTGCTTCCCGGCTTTGTCGCTTTCCTTCCTCGCCTCCGTAACCCGATAGGTTTCGGCGTATTCGTCCTGCAGCGCTTTTATTCGCTTCGGATCGGTCACCCCAGCATCAGCTGCATCATATTGGGCCTGAAGCCTGGCTCGCGCCTCACCCTCAAGTTTGGCCAATGCAAGACGGCGCTCAGAGTTTTGAACCAGCTTCTTGGTTGCGGCGTCATCACCTTTGGTCGGCGGCGCATTAAACTGGTTGCTTCCGGCGTCCTTCTGAGCCTTTGCTCGAATGTGGGCTATTTCCCCCTCGATCTGCTTCAGCTGCACTGCTGCCTGCGCCCTTCTGGACTGAAAAACTGAGTCAGTTTCATACCATCTCTGGCCGTCTTTCAGCTCATTGTTCAGATCCTGCTGGAGTTTGATCAGCTTCGGCATTCTTGAAGAATCGCCGACATTGTTGTTGTAGTAATTGAGGTTATCCGCGACGCTCTGCATTAATCCTGCAAGGGTCGTGGTCAGGCCTATTGCCTGGTTCAGGTCGTTAATAGCATTTTTGAAGGCCACATCGAGGCTGTTCTTTGCGCGATCAATGCTGACCGGCATTTTTTCAAATTCAGCGTTAACTGACCTGGATTGGCTTTGAATAGCATTGAGTGCATCTTGTGCAGTAAGTTTTCCCTCTAGCATTCTTTTACGCAGATCGCCGATTGAAATCCCTAAGCCAGCTGCTATTTGCCTTGCCAGTTCTGGCATCTGCTCAATTACTGAGTTGAATTCTTCCGCTTGTATAACGCCTTTCGCCATCGATTGGCCAAACTGGCGCAAAGCGTTACTCATCTCTTCAGCAGATGACCCTCCTATCGTCCCAATCTTTTGAAGAGTGGCTGTCAAAGATAGAACTTGAGCATTGGTTGCCCCTGTTTCCTTGAGAGAGGTTGTTAAAGATTCCCATAATTTTTCCGTCTCATAAAGCCCGCTTCCTGTTTGTGATGCAATAGCAGATAAAGAGGCTAAAGTATCTTTAGCTGCATCAATACTGGGGCTTAACCTAGCTATCCTCGCCTGTAGCGTAACCATCTCGTCGCCGATGGCGATAAGCTTCTTCGCTGCATCAATGGTGAAAGCTGCTGCAATGGCAACGCCAACCTTGTTTAAAGCACCTTCAAACCGCCCGGCAGATCGTGACGATTGCTCAAACTTAGAATCCATCTGATCAAGGCGCTTATTAACCTGCTGCTGGGCTTCGATAAGTCTGGCGACATTCATCTCTACTTCGTAAACGATATTGCCAACCTGTTCAGCGCTTGCCATGTTTCCTCCGGGCATAAAAAACCCCGCCGAAGCGGGTTTGCTTTATTTTTAGAAAATTATATCTTGCCTTGAAGTTTGTATTGTAAATATTTTAACTTTGATGAGAATCCAGAATTAATTTTATTACCTACTGATTCGATAGTAACGTCAACGGAAGGCAATGCATTACCATCAATTATCACAGACTCAAGAGAGGCCCAATCCTCACTGAAAATATTGTATTCACATTTACCCAAACCTTTTAGTTGTACTCCAAAAGCATTGCTTGCCTGAAAATCCACAAATATATCGGCGTTTTTAAGCGTAAAAAGCCCGTTTCTCACCCCATCGCGCAAAGACTCAACCTGAAGGCTTTCAATCTTTTTGTTAAGTTCTTCTCCTGACAGCTGCTTAGAGCTGATAAGGGCCTTTTCCATCGAGTAGGAGGACGGTGATTTCATTCTCGATTTGATTATTGAGCTACATGCTTCTGTCATTGCTGCGTTTTGAGCATACCGAGTCGGTACCAATGCGATTGCGGCAACAATGCCACCCATTACAACTAACAAACCGAAAACAATAAGCTTCTTCATATCCCTATCCCCATCAGTAAATGATGCGGCAATCCTATCAGGTATGCGGGGGAACGACAAAACCCTCCGAAAAAGGTTTGATTTTTAAGTGTTATTGTTCTATTGGGCTACGTAATCATGTTCTGCAACAATATCATTACGGTAGTCGGATAGAATCCTCAATGCGAAGGCTGTTTCATTCAATTGGGCGTCCCCCATTGCTGCAAGTACTGTAAGTTTGACCAACTCGAATGAAGCATTTAGCTCATACCCGTTTCCCAATAAGAAAATGCTGGCAGCTTGGAATGCGGTTCGCTTATTTGCATCGTTAAATGCGTGAGCCTTGGCGATAGCAATCAGATACATAGCAGCAAAATCAAAGATATCTTTGCATCCTTCATACTCAGCCAAAGTTTCAATTCGGAACAAAGCCCCACCAAGCTTATCTTCATCAGGAGGTCCACTCATAGGTAGGGTAGAGCGCTGAATTTCGATAACCTGTTCAGTGGTCAGAAACGCAATCTCATCCATTACTTATCTTCCAGAGCTTTGATAATTTTGGCGTGCTTCTTCTTGGTCCGCTTAAGAGCGTCCTCAAAAGCATGGGTCGATAAAGTACCAGCAATTACCGAGCCAACTACCGGAACGATTTTTGTGAAGTCATCGTCACACTCACGATACTTTATCTCTTTGGACATAGTAGAATCGACAAGGTGACAGCAAGCATTCTTCGCACGCCATCCATTTAAGACAGTATCGGGTTTTCCTCGCTGCGTAACGACAACTGTTTCCCCATCCCGGATTGCATCCAAAATGTCAGAAAGCTCTGCTCGCATCTGGGTATAGCTGATTTTGCGCATACATCACCTCATCTCTTGTACATGTACAAGTTAGCATATGGCGATCAGAATTTATAGTAGATGAGGAAATTGAAACCCCGCTGGAGCGAGGTTTGGTTTTCGAAGCACTAATTAGTGCTTAGATTTATTCTCAGATAGTTAGGCTACATCTGCGCCATGGATCAGGTGGCGCAATGCCTTTACACCTTCTGCATTGTAGCGGAACGCCTCAACCTGCTTATCTGAGTGTCTCGACTTATCCAGAAAGAACTTGCCGTACTGCTCTGTTTTCAGATTGTGTTTATTAGCCACGCGACCGATCTTGTTCGCTGTGCAACCAAGCTGCGCCGCCACTTCACCCGCCGTAGAGTAATGCTCTTCAATCGCTGGCAGTGGCACAACTTCGTGACCGAGAAGCGGGTTAACAAGGGTGGCAACGATCACCTGGTTAGCCGATTCACCAAGCCGAGGGAACATTGACATCAACTCCCGAGCCGATGCGATGTTTTTCTCCAGCGCCTGAGCTTTCAGTTGCTCTGCTTTGGCAAGCCGATATTCAGTAAGCCCTGAGGTACTTTTGGTCGGCACCTGGATAGCCTGCATGTCTTCCAGCTTATCAACCAAAGAGCGGCGAACAGCCTTAGATTCGCGTGCTGCCACGCGCAGTGCCTGCTTGATGGACATTTCAGCGATTTCAATTTCAGCGCCGTTTTTATGACCTACAAAAATTTTGTAGGTCTCCCCCTCTAATTCATCGTGAATGCGCTCGATAAACACATTGTTGCGAACCGGTTTCTCGCCGCATTGCTTGCGGGCCTGGTTGACCATTTCAAGCAGTGACTGGCTGTCAATAGTTTTATCAGTGACAATTGAACCTACATTTGCTACATTCTTAGAAGTCATTCGACATTCCTTATGTGGTAGTAAGGGTGTGACATAAGCCGCCAGCTGTAACTGGCGGTTTTTCTTTTTGCATCATTGCAACATCTCCTGACGCAGGTGTGGTAATACCCTGCTCCAGTTATCATCCTTCCATGGGTGAAATTCGATATGCGCTGTCTCGCGCTTGATTACTTCTCTTGCCTTGTTAATCGATCTCGGATACTCCTGACCGATCGAATGAAAGTGTCCTGCCTGGCGATGCTCTGCCACTCTCAGTAAAGGTGTGACGCTATTGCAGGCTTTGAGCATGACGTCGCTGGCCCGCCATAACCATGCCAGAGAGCAAAGATCTTCGTCACTGAACTGCTTCGCAATCGGCGAATGCGCCACTTCCCGATCCAGAATATCCAGCACCCAGCGGCGGAACTCTTTGGCCTTTGGCGTGCGAGCAAACATCGCTACAAGATGGGCGCCACGCAGAGAAAAAACGCGCGCTTCCTGCTTTCCTGAAGGGGTGGTCAGTTTGACCACCCCTGTCATTTGTGCTGTAAATTCATCAGCATGGCGTGAGTAGATGCGCTGCACGGCTTTATCGTCAGCGTACTCCAGAGCCTGACCAACCTCAGCAGCCGTAAGCCAGACCTGACCGCCCATTTCCATATATGAAAAATTGGTATTGTGGAAACTTAGCTCTTTGTTCTGTACAATATTCATGTCGATATTTCCTTTCCGGGATTTGTTCGATAAGGAGCCCTGACTATCGCAAGTAGTTAGGGCTTCGTCGTTTTTACTGACCATTCATGCGCTCCTCACGCAGGCTTTTTGCCAAACGCTGCACAATTGCAGAGTTAATCGATATCCCATCCATTTCAGCCATACGGCGGATCTCTTCCTTCATTCCTTCTGGCAAACGCAATTGGAAGCTAGAGCTTTTTCTTTCTGTATATAAAGTATCCATATCAATCCTCATCAATCATGTCACCGTGACATGATATCACTGTGACTCAATTTACGGATAATGTCAATGTGATAGCATCAAGAAAAATTTGAGGTGCTTATGTCAGATAAACCAGTCCGTGAATACGATAAATTCATGCTCCGTTTCCCAGATGGCATGCGCGATGCCATAGCCGAACGCGCCAAGGCTAACGGCAGATCAATGAATTCGGAGATCGTCAGTATTCTCGAGGAAAGATTGTATTGTGGTGATGGCGATCTCGATGATATGGACGTCAATGAAATGCTGGAAGTCATAAAAATGCAGCGTGATCTTTTGAAGAAATACAGTGAATTAGTTGAAAGAGGCTCTAAAACCCTTCAGGAGATCTCAGAAACTCTTAAGAACAACAAAAAGTCCACCTGAATGTTAAAGAGCGACCGGAAAGGCCATTAAACCGCCTGCTGCCGCTACTGTAAACATTTCATTTTCTATCAATTACTTAAGTACGATTACTCACGATTAGATACGATGAATCATGAGTAGATATGGTGAGTTCGAGGTATTTTGTGGGCATCAATTAAATAGCACTAATTGCAAAAAAGCCCACCTGAGTGGGCTGTCTTTTAAGCTATTCAGCCCTTGCAAGCTCAATGGCTTTGATGTTTATGTCAACCTTCTTTTGAGCATATGAGCCGTGATACTTTAGCGCGCCCGCGTTGTATGCAAGAGCCGCCTGTATTGGGCAGTCGAACATACCTAAACGTATGTTTTTCTTATTGTGCGCAACAACTGCCATCCATTTAGCTTCCCGTGACGCCCAAAAGACACCGATAAAACCAGAGCTATTGTTTTTTTGCATGCCAACATTAGACATGTTTTGGCTTCTGTTGACACACCGTAGGTTTTCTATGCGGTTGTCACACTTATTGCCATTAATATGATCCACATCGCCTTCAGGCCATAACCCATGATGCATGCACCATATAACCCTATGGCAGAGGTGATGCTTCTTGTTCACACGGACATATAAATATCGTCAGTTCAACGAGCTGGACGCCTCCTTTCCGGTAAACCTGCCATTAAATCGGTTCATAGCGACTTCGCTAGTGAAATGATGGATTGGACGGCGTCTCCAGGAAAGCAATCCTGTATCAGGAGCATAATCAAAGCATTCTAAAAGATAGCGCTGACTTAAATGGTCATTCATTCTAAACCTCGTAGCAGGTTCCGTAGATGGCAGGTGCGCCAGAGCGGTCTACGTTCCGCCTTTTCGGGAGCTACCCTAGACGCTTGTTCATTTTACCAGCTTCTTCAGCCGCAAGCATTGCATTCCAACGTTTATCATCCTCACTCATTACGGAGTCAAACTCCTCTCTGGTGAAGCCCTTTTGGTTTGGATATTTAGCATTCAGAAGTAAGCTGAATTCTGTCATCGTGAGGTTCTCGGCCTCTTCCCGGCTTATGCCGAAATGGTTGCGGGCCGCCATGATGTAGTCGGCTGCGCGGAATTCTGCGGTTGTCTCATTCGTTTCGTAACGCTGCAGCTTACGCACCTTCGCTTTGCCGATAATGCCGTGCATCATCAGGTTTTGCGCGACGATGACCATGCTTTCTGGCGGCATGCTGCCCGGGCGCCACACGAAGCCACGCTTGCGTGATTTCCCCGGCTTCATCCAACCAACCAGATCGCCGATATCATCGTCACAACATGCTGTCAGTACCGTGTGAGCAGCCATGATCGCTTTGCGTGACAGGAGCCCGCTTTGCATAAACCGCAGGACGCAATCAGGAAGGCGGCTGTACTCATCGCGGATATAAGCCTCGGCTGCGCGCTGCGCGAATGATGTCGTCTCGTCGTTGCACAGGTCATAGAACGCCTGAACAATCTCCTCGGGCTCACCGATTCGCGCCATGTTGCGAAACGACGGCCGGAAAAAGAATTCCCGGTCACCGGTACCGATAACGCATTCGCCTAATTCTTTAATCGGGGTCATAGTCGCTCCATAAACAGTATCAAGGGCGCAGAACGCCCTTTGTACTATTCACGAAATGGCTTGGTGGTTAACTGATAGTGACCGTGCAGGATGCAGACGTGATCTTGACTGGTGTCGCGGAAGAATCGGTAACTTCACAGGTATAGGCCCCGGCATCACCGGAAACAGCGCTGGCCTTGTTGAAGGTCGCCGTTGTTTGCCCGCTTACAACCGTGCCGTCTTTCTTCCAGACGTAGGTGTAAGGCGAAGTGCCACCCTCAACCACGACCGACATATTCAGCGCCGATCCGGCCGTCACGCTCTTGGTCGTCGGCAGGTTGGTGGTGAACGCCAGCGCCGGCGGAGCGACCTCAAATACCACGGAGTCTGCATCAGCAACTTTCCACTCCCCAGAGAAGGTCGAAATATCCGAGGTGCCGAAATCACCAGACCAGGATGTGGTGTTGAAGTAGCCCATGATATAAGTGCCAGCGTCTTCACCAGTGAAGTCGAAGCGAACCCATACTGTCGGCTGACGGCCGGCCTGCACTTCATCGAAAATATATTTCGAGATGGCAATAGCGCCGACTTCCGTCGTCTTGTCCTTCTTGCGGAATTCACCTTCTCCGGAGATGGTGAAGTCCATATTGTTGACCAGGTTCTCAACCAGCCCCTTTGTATCGTCAGCCTCAGAGGAGACGGTATTCATGGAGTAGTCGAAGCCCTTGGTGGTCATGGCGCCGAGTCGCTTCCATTCGGAAAGCGCAGGAACCGTATCAGCACAGCCAAAAGCCATGCGGAGCACGGCCACCTTACCAATCAGCTTGCCGGTGTCATTAGCGCAGCCTTGCATGTATGCCTCTCAATTAAAAAAGGCCGCCATATGGCAGCCTGATGGGTGATTCTGACGATTATTCGCCGTATGTGCAGGAGACGAGCAGCCGGGTTACTAACCGGCCCTCTTCGGTGGGGATCGGCGCCGGTACATTACCGACAAGCCGCAGCGCGCCAACGCAATCATCGGCGCCGGATTGCGCGCCGATATACTCGACAATGGCGTTTACCGCGGCGTCAGCAGCATCGGGATTGGCCTTCGAGGAGATCACATCAACCATCACATACCAGTCTCCGCCGCGGTCGTACTCAATATTGGTACCGCCTGAAGGCCGGAACACGATGAACTGGTCCGTGTCTTTCCCGGTGTCGCGCCATTGCCGCCACTGGACCTTAAACCCCGCGGTAAGCCCCTCAGCCACAAACAGGTCTTTGAGGCGCATATACATCGGAGGGGTCATAGCGAAAGCTCCTTCTTCACCACCGCGTCAATCTGGCTGCGGGTATCTTCGAAGCCCTTCGTTAAGAACTCCTTACGGGCCGTTGCTCGCGTGAAGTTCTGTTTCACTGCCGGGTCGTGAACATAAACCGCGTAGTTGGCTGAATAACCAACGCGCCCGGTTACCCTGGTGCCGTTAGCCATGATTTCGCGGAACTGGCTGTTGATAAGCGTCGACGTATCGATCGGGGTGTAAAGCGCAGCCTGCGCACTGCCAATAAGCATCGCAGACTGGATTGCTCGCACGACTTTACGCCCCTGGACGTCTTTGATGATGCGATCGAGGTTGGCCTTCGCCTGGCGGATGCCGCGAACTTTAGCGCCCATAATCAGACTCCTGTCAAAATCGCATAGTCATCTGCCAGTCGCTCGAACGTGTCGGCGTAGCGGATTACCTGCCGTATCTCGTCGGCATCATCTGGAGGGGCTGCGGCTGCAGATGCACCAATGAGGATATAGTCACCATCCCGCGCCTCAGCGTATTCACTCCATATCGTGTTTTTAACCACGATTTCCCGGCCGAGGTCACCGATTTTTGCAGAGAGACCACCCTGGTAGTCGCAGAGGATAGCGATCGGCGCTTCCCACCCGTACGGCTGACCTCCGCCGTCGGTATCACTACCGTCAGCATCGCGTATGCGCCGCCAGATTGTCGCCGTCGCGGTGTATGACCAATTAGCTACCGAAGACATCAGTCATCCCTCCATCGCAGCACAGCGGCGCCTGTGGCGCGTATTCGGTCGCAGTTGATGAACCACTCACCGTCGCTTTTCACGTACGCCGTCGTTTGTTGGCCGGTATCGGTGATCACCCACACCCGGGTAAACGTCCGCGGCAGCCGTTGCTGAACTGAAATCCAGGCCATCACTTACTCCCGCACATGCAACCGCCTCGACCTATCCAGATCCCAGCGAATGCCGGCGAGGCGGTAGGGTCTGCAGGAATCAGAGCGCTGGCGCATCCGTATTTATCCAGACTGCGCAGCAGGTTTACGGATGCCTTCCATCTGTCTGAAAATGACTGATAACGGAATGAGCGGGATGCTCCGCTTGGCGCCGTCTGGCTGGAAATGTATTTATCCCCACTCCCGAGCCCCATCAGCGCTAGGAGGTAGAGCTGAATAAGCAAGGCTGTCGATGTCGGGTAATGTGCATCAAGGCAGTCCTGAATGCTGTTCGCCTCATCAACGAACGCCTGGAGTACAAAGTCAGGGATGGCAATCCCCTGACCTTCCAGATACTCCTTCGCTTGGTCGAGAGTTACCATTATCGGCTCCGTGAGAATGAAGCCCTGTTTTCACAGGGCATAAAAAAACCGCCTTAGCGGCGGCTGTTATTCAGCAGGGAAAAGCTTTTCAAGTTCGCCATCCGGCAACAGCTCACCAAGCTTTTCAGCCCCCAGGTTTCCTTTAAACTCGATGCCTAATTCCGTCAGGCGGGCCTGAATAATCTCTTTTCGAGATTTTGTATCAGTGCCTGCTTCTGGTGTTGCCGGAGAGAGTTCCCCACCTGCTTCGCCGCGCATGAGACGAACGTTTGACTTCAGGGCCGGATGAAGATTTTCAAGTTCAACAACCTGCCCCAGCGCTACGCCATTCCACGGGCGCACCACTTCGTATTTAGCCATGCTGTTTCCTTACGCCAGGTTCGCGCCGTAGACAACGCCAGACAGGCCCTGATCGTCTGCAGTGATTTGCAGACCTTCAGCAGACATGATCTGGAAGTTGTAGTTAACGTTTGGCAGCGGGCGAGGTAGTGCAATAACGCCCTGAGCCATACCAACAAGCGGAGAAATCACATCGCGACGGCGGACGTAAGCAATGAACTCATTACCGGACAGAGCGAACGTTGGGCGGATTTCTTTAACTGGCGCGAACGGCAGAACCGCCTGCAGAACATTGCCACTAATCACACCGTTCACTACGTACGGTTTTGCCAAGTTAGCCCAGATCTCATCAGATACCCACATTACGTCATAGGAAGAAACCTTGTTGGCACGTGCCGTTGTTCCGAAAGCGCCCTTTCCGAAGAACTCAATGATCTGCTCAGTAGTGGCGGTAGTCAGATCGATGTTTACGCCACCTGCGCCAGAGCCAAGGTTAATTTTCTTGGTGTTGCGGTGGTTTTTCATACCCTGGGCAGGATAACCCTGCACCTGAATATTGGCATCACCTGAAAGGTAATAAGCAACACGGCGCTTGTTTACTTTTTTGAGTTTCGCCATTTGCGAGTCGAGCACCAGATCTACACCAACCGAATTAAGACCTGCTGCGTGACGCCAGTTAACCCCATAGCCGGCGGTAAACACCGGAATAGGGTCGCCATCACTAGCATAGTCGGTGTGGTCAAAGGAGAACGGAGCCTGACCGTCGATGCTCACAGAAACATCATCAGCAATATCGCCTACTACGTTATATAGCTTCGCCGTCTTGCCAACTGAAAGTACGGTCTGGACGCCCATCAGGTCATTGATGATTTCCATACCATCTTCCTGATCGCGTAGCTGCAGGATCTGGTTATCAATCTCAGCCCAGAAATCACGAGAAAAACCTCCAACAGCGTTACATGCCAACATTTCTGGCGTCATGTGCGCGCGGTTGACAGCAATCATAGCGTCATGTTGCGCGTTCCACATGTTGCGGTTAGCCCACAACTCATTCCAGTGAGCGCCAAGGCGAGCATTAGTCGCCAGTGTCTCTTTAGAAAAGTACATATGCGTTTGTCCTTTTGTTACGCGCCAGCTGCGGCGACAGTGCCAACGCGCATGCGCACGCGAATGAAATCGGTAGTGCTGGCCGCGATGGTGTATTCATCCTGGCTGTATCCGATCACTGAATCAGTGTCATCGGTTGCCAGGGTAAACTGACCAGCCGTCCCAAGTTTGATAGGGCTGTCTTTCTTATACGCACCAGGCAGGCAGCGTAACGCCAGCTCACGTCCCTCTTCGACATAGTTGCCGACCGCGGAATCACCGGCAGGAATTGCTTCGGTGATAGTCAGTCCTTGGTGGTAGCCGACATCGATAATGTACAGGCGGCCAGTTAGTGCGGTTGCCTGAGCAAATTTATCAGAGGAGTTGATGGTGGCCGCGGTGCCAGGAAGAAGATCGGCAGCCGTGGTGCGGGTTTCGGTCTTGTAAAGAGACAGACCGTCGATATTAACGCGACGATAACGTGCCATTATTCCGGCTCCTTATTTAAAGTATTCAGATGCGGCAGGCGCGCCAGTTTCTTTCGGCTGCTGAGCATTGTTGGTTCCCAACGGAGCGGCTTCACCGATGGTTTTAAACATCGCATCCAGCGCTTCTCCAGACAGCGCATTGGCGACGATATCGCCGTGGACTTTCGCAACTGCTTCACGCTTGGTTTTTTCTTCAGCGCGGGAGTTGGCTGTCAGGGTTTCTGCCAGTTGCTGCTGATTGGCCTGCAGCGCATCAACCTTTTCTACAAGGGGCTTAATAGCCGCATCGGTATTAGTCGCAACAGCCTGGCCGATCATGCTGCCGATTTGTTCCAGTTCTTCTTTGGTTAAAGGCATGTCGCCCTCCGTTTTGTGGTTTGGTGCAGGCTGTTCCTGCGGTGTGAATAGAGCTTTGAGTTTGTTAGTGACGACAGCCACCCACGACTCCTGTCGTGCAACTGCGGTGCCGGTATCGTCGAAGGTGATAATCCCGCCTTCTGACTTGTAGCCAAACACCTCAGCATTGCCGCCGTTACGGATGATTACCGCTTGCGAGTCAGTGAAGTCAGCCACCCAGGCGTATTCGTCCTGGCCGGCCGCAAACTTAGCTTTGGCAGCTCTATCGAGGCGCTGCTCGCGCTCCCGGTAAGATTCTCCGATCAGCGCGCCAGAATTGGCTTTTAACGGCTTCGCCATGTCAGCGTTAACCATCAGGCCAACACCTTGCTCAGGGGTGGCCGCTCCGACCTCATGCAGAAGAATCGCGTCATGGTCCATGCTGTGGATTTTTGCCACCCAATCAGCGCCTGTTGCGCGCTGCTGCTCATTTGGTTCAAGCTGGTCGAGGAATGCCGCCACACTGGTGTGAATGGGTGGGACGTCTTCACCGCGCTCGATAGCCGCGACACGCTCAAGCAATTCTTTACCGCCTTCCGACTCGCCAGCGCGTGCCACATCGACCCACTTTTCGAGATAGATACGGTTACCGGACTTCTTAACATTGCGGTTCCACGCACCGATATGGCCGGCATTGATACCCTCCGGTGAGAAGGCAGATACAAACTGACCGTTAACCTGCGGATGTCCCAGCGGCGCCAGGGTGCCTTCAAGCCCCTGATAATGGGCGTCGATTTCTTCCTGCGTGTACAGACCGCCATTCATGACGACATTGGCCGGCAGCGTGTAACTCGGCAGCACCAGATGTTCACGACCGTTGTATGTTTCGCGCCGGATAGACTGGCTGTTCACCTTGGTGGTGATATTGACCTGCATAGGCATAGTTATTTCTCCGCCCAGGCGTAACCCCGCGCCTGCATCGTTTTGTATTCCTGTTTAAGTTTGGTGATGGTGTCCGGATAAATCGGCTTGCCCTCTTCATCGACTAACACTGACTGCTGAGTACACTTGCAGTTAATGCTGTTGGCATCCTTGCTGTACCAGTCACGGACCTCTTCATTTGTGTAGAGGTGTGCGTGACGCACGGCGTGGGTATGCCTGGTTGTCGGCGAGAGTGCAGAGATGTGAACCAGTAAAGTTTTCAGGCCGTATAGGTCGTTGGCCTCCTGATCTTCATCCCACTTAGCCCGGCGTAGCGCGGTAGTGACTTCGGTGCGGGCTATACGGTTCGCCCGGCGCTTCTCGATGCCAGTCTGATCTGTGAGGTTGCGAGCAATGTCTCGGGGATTAAGGCCGCGCCCTACGCCATCAGTCAGCACTCGCGCCATGTCGCGCTTAACGTCAGCAGTAAGGCCCTTCATTTCCTCAAAAACACGGGCATGCACCAACGCCATTCGTTGCTGGTATGGGTCGCTTGCAAGGATGGATGCCAGGGACTCACGTCCGGCGGCGTACACCGGCGACTGCTGACTAAGGTTGTAGAATGACTGTCCAGTGCCTTTCTCTGACGCCAAATCGACATACTCATAAAACCACAGGTCGTACTCGTTACCATCCAGAAGCACCTGATCAACCAGATAACTGGCATCATTCAGGATGATGGAGAGTATCGTTGGGTTTAGCTGGTATTCGTATCTGGCGTTTACTGCGAGAGAGGAAGGTATTTTGTCGAGTGCTGCTTTGTACGCTTTGCCAATCTTATTCATCCGCCTGGCGAAGTCTTTCATCGCCCGGCGTTCCAGCGCATCAACTCCGGTCGGGTCCTGATAGTTACGCGGTAGAATCGGTGGCTTCGTCTTCTTCGCTGCCATCCTCTTCTCCTAACGGTATTTCACCATCGTTTTCATAACCAGCGGCGGTACGAATTTCTTCGCGACTGAATGCCGGTTCTTCACCGCTTCCCATCATGGCCTGGTTTATCTCGCCCATAGTCTTAGCGTTGGTGAGCTTCTCGGTACCGGTCTGCTCGTTCAGGTCATCCCATACAACCGCTTTCTGACTGACGGCGTCGATGATTTGCAGGTCAATAAGCTTGTCGCAGAAGTCCTCAATCTCGAATGACAGATCTCCACGGCGTGACTGGCAACGCGAGTTGAAATATTTCTGGTCTTCAGTGCTGGAACGCTCGGCCTGTTGGTTGCCCACTAAGATGCGCGTGGGGATATCCACCCCGGCAGCGGCGGTCTGAAGGTTTACGTTGTATGTTGCCGTCGGGTCTGCTACCGAAGTCACCAGAGGGGTAACTGATGCGCCCTGTGTAGTCATCAGCACATCATTGCCACGGTTAATCTCACCCGCGACTTCGTTGAACTTGTCCTGCAACTCAGTGACAGTGACGCCGTAAAGCGAGGCAAGATTGTTGAAGTCGATTTCCTTTTCGAAATTGACGTTGAGTTGCCGCGCAGCGTTCTTCAGGAATGACTCGCCCGATCCGCCCTCTACTTTCTCCAGACTCACAAATGCGTTATATGCTGGCTCAAGGAACCCAATTGCATCGTCTGAGTAATCGCCCAGGATGAAAATGCGATCGGGGTGGATATTGACGCGGCGGCTTGAACCATTCGGCAACCGTTCCGCGTACTGCCACATCTTGGGCTGGCCGTATGTCTTCGAGTTCAGGCCGGTATCCCACTCGCTAACCGTGAGCGATCCGGCCCACGCCACGGATATTTTCTGAAGTCCTCGGCCTTTGGTTACAGGAAGGTTCCAGTCCTTTTCATCGCGGACATGAAGGATGATGCCTGCATATCGACCTACAAGACGACGGCGATCTGCCTCTGCGAATGAGCGCCAAAACCGATTGGTGAATACCTGTTTTGACTTGCGCTCCCAGGCGGTTTCGTCTTCGCTCTCATCGGCATCATCACCCTCGATGATTTCCGGGTTTGTCTGCCAGCACTTGCCCACCAGTTTCTCAACAGCACCGTGAGCGATACCACCGCGCCGATACCGCGCGTAAAGGTTTTCGTAGGTGACCTGCTCAGGGAAACCATACTCGCACCATGCTGAATGGCGCTTATTGTCCAGTCCCATCGTCGGTGCCATCAGTCCCATACGGGCACGCGCCATCCGCGCATCGTTCAACGCATGGTTGACGGCGAGTGTTAATTTGTCAGTCATGGTTTGTCCGTTCGTGGGATTTAGGCAATAAAAAAGGCCGCCGTAGCGACCTTTTCGTGAACTTTTAATTTACTGTGTATTAAGCAAGTAATCGGAAATATTTTCCGCTAACAGCCCATATTTCTGAGCAGTAGGTATGAGAGTGCCATCCGCTAACGTTGAGACTTTTTTAGTCAAAATGTAATCCCTCACATACTGCTGGTGTATCAGAACTCCCGGGTTTTCTGCAATTACCTTTTCTAACGCTAGGTAGAATAGCCTTGCCTCACTGGGATGAGATTTATACCAGGTGTTTCTCTCAAGCCAAGCATCGAAATGATGAAGCCCAGAAATCATATCGTTATCCTTCTCAGTTATGAGGGATATTCAATATAACCTGTGGATTTTTATGTTCAAGCTATCGACCTTGTAGGCGCTTAGGAATCATCATGCCCATTGGCTGCGCGCCTCCGAGCTCAGTAAGTGCGTATACCATCGCGTCGAGACGGTCAGGCGACTTCTTGGCAGTTGCTGGCACATACTCCATCAGCTGATTTTCCAGCGTGTAAAGGTTGCCATGGTGTGCCACACGCCCCTGTTCGTAGAGCGCCGATATCGGCTCCGCGCGCGCATACTTTCCTTTACTAGCATGCACACGAATGATGCGCCCCTTAAACCCGGCGTTACGCAGCGTTTCTTCCGCCATATCGCCGCCCTGGTTGGTCTCGATAACGATCGCATCAGCGCCGTGTTCCTCATATGCCCACATTGCCTTTTTGGCCCAGCCTGCAGGAGAGAATTTTCCACTGTAATCTCCGTCAACGGTGTACTGCTTCTTATCACCCGCACCGTATGCACTAGCAACCACGATTCCCGACTCGTCGCTTTCGTCGCTGTTGGTTGCCTGCGGGTCAATCGCAACGACAGTGCGTACCTTGTCGTGATGAATTTGCAGATCACGTGCTGCGCTGATCATCACCTCTGTCCACAGCGCGCCCTCAGCATTAAACCGTCGAGGCTTCTGCATATACTGGGCTTCGGCAGTGCGCCGGTGAGAAAATAGCGATACGCGGTGCGATTCGTTATGTTTGAAAGGCCAGAGCCAGCCATCAGGCAGGCCGTGGTCAATCGGTATAGCGTGTGTGTTTTCTGGGTACTGCGCAGCGTATGGCTGACTATTGTCGATAATCACCGGCAGATTCAGGTGATGCCATTTCTCACCACTCCCACCACGCAACAGATAGCCGCTCAGATCGTGGTAGTGGATTCGTTGCATGATGACAATCATTGGCGTCGTCTCGATCGCCAGTCGTGATTTGATTGTCTCGTTGAAACGGTTGTTGACTCCGTCTCGGACGGTCTCAGAGTAAGCGTCATCCGGCTTAACTGGGTCATCGATAATCAGAGCGCCCTGCCACCCAGGCTCCATGTGTCCTGCGCGGAACCCGGTAACCTGCCCTGCCGCTGAAGATGCGTAAACGCCACCGCCGTGCTCGGTCCACCACATCGCCTTGCTGTCTGCGTCATCGCGCAGCGCCATTGGCCACATGGACTGGTACGCCTGCGACTTAATCATGCCGCGAGCGGTTGAGGAGTTCAGCAGCGCCAGGTTGTGCGAATAGGACAGGTGCATGAAGCGTGCCCGGCAATTCAGCGCCAGACCGCGCCCCATCATATTGATGGTTGCAAGTTCCGTTTTCGTGTAACCAGGAGGGATGTTGATAATCAGGCGCTGAATCTCACCTTCAATGACGCGGTCCAGTGTTTTCTGAATCACCTTGTGGTGAGGCGCAACTATCATCTTGCCGCCGGTGCGCTGCTTGAAGAAATAGCGAGCGTAGTAAAGCCCGTCCTCCTCACATTCCACCTTTCTGGCAAACGCCTTTTGCTCAGCAGTCGTCATCCTCCATCATCTCCTGCCGTGCGGACTTGTATTCCTCTTTGCTCATGGTGATCGTCTGAATGGCGCCACCATTTGGGCCGGAATGTTCAAACTTGTGCTTATTGGTGTAGGCGTCACCCATTTCTTTGGCGGCCTGCTCGATAAGCTGCGAGGTCATGCCGTAGTTCTTCATCTTTTCAGCATTGGTCGCCATTCGGTCGAGAACGCGCAGCCGATACGCTTTATTTGCGATCGGGATGTCGGCGATCTCATTCTGGAATCGTTTGCGAGTGGCGTTGAACAGGTCAATCCACTTCTGGCTCAACTTGGCCGCCATTGCGTTGCCGGGAGTATATTGCGACACCTGCTGCCGCGAGACATCGATGCCATATTCAGCCTTTACAAGCTCAATGATTTTTGTCGGGCTTTCGAAACAGGCCAGCGACTGAACGATGAAGGCTTTAACCTCTGTCGATAATGCTGCCATCGGTTACCTCCATGACAATCCAAATAAAGCCTATGCCAGTTTCAGCATGCACGTCCCACACGCTCTGGCAACATCGATTTGCGCAACCTCCGCCGGCCTGTTCGCCGCATCAACCATTTCCTGCACGTCTTTGCTGGCGCCGTAACGCCGTACAACTCCGACGAACTCCTCGACGTCATGGCCGCGAAGTTTGAGCACCGGCATTCCGGTCTCTTTGTTGAACTTCGGCGCGCCATAGTCATCGGTAGCCTGGGCGATGTGGTAAAGCTCATGCTCAACCAGAGCGCAGAACTCCAGATCGTTGCATTGCTCGCAGTAGTCAGCAGCCAGGGTGATGATGAACTTCGGTATGCGACCGAACCATTCAAGCATCTGCTGCTCCATGCGGGACTTCTGCCAGCCTCCGGCACGCATAATTACCTGCTCACACTGACCCAGCACAATGCGCCCGCTTTTAGCGAATGAGCCAGAGGCCCACATAAACGCGACATCAGCATCGACCAAGTGCGCATGGTCAGGGTTATGGATTCGGCCGTCTTCGGTGAGGATGTTCTGATTTACCCATTCGCCAATTTCGGGAGCAGGGATAAGCCGGGTGTAAGGCAACCAGTTCTCACCAGTGAAATTGACAGGGGGATATGGCCTAATCACTGTGCTATCAGCCATATTAGCCTCCAATAACACGCTAAAATATAACCAGTATCTCAGGCATCGTTTTTGCGTGGTGTATACTATCTTGACAGCATTTTATTAAATCAAGCCCTAGATAACCGCACAGCAGGAGGCTTTAAATGACTGATGAATATAAAAAGAAAATTGGGATTCCAGATAACCATACTCTCGAGGAAGTATCTTCCACCTGGAAGGGGCCACGAAGAGGTCAAGATACTGATGAATATCTTCTACGTGAGCTCGACGAAAATGGAGAAGTAGTTGCTCACTATGAAGTATATGACTCAACTTCAACTTACCCGCCGTTTGGTCGTTCGATTACATACAAAAAAGTCTAAGCATCATCTTAGATGATTAGAGCCTCATGACCGCTTCCTTTAAGCTATTAGTGAGGCTATAAAACTACAGCCCCCTTTTCATCTCCGCCTGTCTTATATCAGCCTTATCCCTGTTGCACTGCCCCAGCGCTGATAGCAGTCCTACGCCAAAACACAGGTGTACTCCTCCGCAATATGGTCCGGGTTGCGAAATGATTAAACATATTTAGATACACGATGTATTGTTTAGTCATTAGCTGTTCATTCAGCGCCCCGTTTACTTTTGGATATCCTCTTCGGGGTTTTTTATCACGCCGACCTTGCCATGCAGGAACGACAATGTAGCCCCGCTACTGACTCACTGCACGGTAGTAGGCCTGCCAACGGTATTTATCTAACCGCAGTTGGCGCAGGCATTGAGCGGTTTCGACGTCTGACTGCAGGTCTTCGTCGGTGTCCTTCCCTGCGTCACTTGCTTTGCACGGAGGGCTCATCAAATCCGGGGATGGCGTTGGCAGCGTCGATAGCTCGCTGGCGCAGCTGCACAGCATCATCGTCAAACCGGCACACAGTACGATTCGGAGACTGGACATATTTCACCACGTCGCGGGTTATGGTTCGGTAGATGACCTTGCCCTCTTCTGTAGCGGCAGCGGCCTTTTGCTCAACTGGCTGGATAGTCTTTTCGGCTTTCTCTTTTTTCTTCGCCGCGAGGGCGTTGACATGGTCAGCGTGAGAATTCCAGCCAGACCGCCATGAGAAAATGCAGGAAAGCAGCAGAATAACTACAGCGCTGATAATGGCGGTTAACCGGCTCATTTCTGGCCCCACTCGCAGACTTCACGCTCAATCTCGCGCCTGGTGATCAGCCCCTTCCACTGCTTGCCACCTGCATAAGTCCAGCGCTGCAGTTCCTTGCACGCGCCAGGTACATCTCCAGCATTCAGTTTCTTCAACAACGTGGAGCTGGCGAAAGCGCCAGAGCCAACGTTGTAGGTGAATGAGTAAAGCGCGGCGCGGGTGGGATCAGGAATGCGAACTTTGATGAGCGGGTCAATGGCGCTTGCCACCTTCCGCAGATCAGCCTTCAGCAGGTTGTCGCATTCTCTGTCGGTGTAGCGGTGGCCGCGGCGAATATCGGCGCCAGTGTGACCATCACAAACAGTCCAGACGCCGACAACATCCTGATAGGCGTAATAACGCCTTCCTTCCAGGCCGTCAGCATTACCAAGCATGACGGAAGCAATGGCTATGGCGCCACCACCGCCGGCGATCACGCCAATCAGTTTTTTCCTCATTGATGGCGTCATGTTCACCCCTGTGTATCACTTGCGATCCGCTTCAAAGCCTCGGTAACCACTTCGGCTGAAGCCGGACGGTCACCTCCAGGCTTTGTGGAGACATCAGCCAGATAACTGGCCAACAGCTGCGTGCGCTTTTTCTCTTCATCAAGTCGCTCTCGCTCTTCCTTGCGCTTTGCGTAATAAGTCTTGATTGTGAAGAAGGCAGAGATCAGGGCGCCAATGATGAAGACATAATCCTGCAGACTCAGGACGGAAAAGATACCAAGCAAGGCTGACCACCAGTAAGGCAGATTGTGACCATCGGTTGGGTTCATACGTTGCATCTCTCACCTCCGATAATGTTCGGGGTGCTATCTGTAGTCAGTAAAAGATTCAGGGCCGTCGGGCTGATTTACCAACAAAGCGTCGAGGGTGATTCCCGCGACCCTGAAAATAAAAAAGCCTGCGGTTAGGCAGGCAATAAGCATGAGGGTAATAGCAATGTCGGTGATGACCGAAAATACCCTAGCTGGGTCTGGCGGCCTGTGACGCTGTTGCAGCAACGCCCCTGATAAGTTGGGGTATGAACCCGTTATCAGGTCAGGCCATTATCTGGTGCACCATTCAGGACTCGAACCTGAAACCGATAGCTTAGAAGGCTATTGCTCTCTCCGGTTGAGCTAATGGCGCTAATTTGGCGGGACAGGAAGGATTCGAACCTTCGACCATTCGGTTAACAGCCGAACGCACAACCGCTGTGCTTCTGACCCTGAAATGAAAAAGGCCGCGAAATAGCGCAGCCCTTAATGCTTTATGGTTTTGCCTGAATTAGGCGAAAAAAAGCCCGCTCAGAGGGGCGGGCAGAAGGTAGGAAATACTGATTCTTCAACGGTTCGAGGCGCACCTAATAGTCCGAGCTACCGATTTACCAGGAGAGCGCTCGTTTTCCGTTACTACCTTTTAAACATAGCTGGAGAAGCCGAAACGGCAACCCCACTACCAAATAGCTTATGTAGCATTGCATTATGGTGCCGGGTGCCTCCCGGTGAGCATGTCCCAGTCGACATGGCCCGCGCTGCATTTACAGATCACTGTAAGTGACTGGTCGCCCCTCCGCATAGGGGGATTCACCACACGAATAGATTAACAACATGTTAATTTTCTGGTCAATAAGATATAAGCAAATGATGACATGCAGTTTTCTTATTGCTGAGTAACTTCAATCTGGTTCAGGGGTCTGCGCGTGTAGGGCTTTAACGTGTCGTGCGGCACGTCTCTACCCAAGAGCCCTGACCGGATCGAAGGCATAAAAAAGCCCCGCACAATGGCGAGGCTCGGTGTTCTGATAGGTCAAACGCAAATACGGCAACCTACACTAAATATATTGCTCATTTGTTCATTGAAATGCAAGCGCGTTATGACTATTTTTTGCAATTTTCCTCACGCTTTCGCGATCGTTAAACGCATTTTGCAGCGGCTGGTACAGGCAGAAGAGCGCCGCGTTGATAATCTGCTTAACTTCCCGGCGGATGGTTGAAATGCTCGGGTGCTTATACTGGTTTCCGGCGCGGGTCTTCATCAGGCGAGGTTTGCTCACAGCATGCTGCCATGAAGCGATCCTTATCTCGCTTGAGTTACAGACGTAATAGGCAAAAATAACCTTCCATGCGTTCTCATCTACGTTTTTCAGGTAGTGTCGGATTACGGCATCAATCAGCAACCCATCATCATCGCTGCATACAGGCCTTGATGGTGCTTGCGGCTCAACGGTGGCCATGAACTTGGCGATCATATTTATCATCGCCTTGTCTATCTCCCCTGTCTGGCACCATGCGCCCCAAAGCTGGAGCCACTGATCTATCCACTGGTGCTGTTCGTTGGTTAATTCCAGTTTCATGCTGTCTCTCCCAGGGTCTGATAGATGCGAACGAGATTTCTCAGTATGCGGTAGTCAACCAGTACGGTTCCGCGGCTACGCAAGAGGCGGAGCTTTTGCCAGCGGTCGCGGATGCGTTCGATAACGTCGTGGTTCATGCGACCTCCCGCTGTTTCAGTGCTTTGAGCTTGGCGCGGTACTCATCGCGGATACGAATAAAGTCTTCCCGGCGGTAGTTGGTCATTTCGTGGGGTCCGTTAAGCCAGTCGACATACTCCTGTCCGTAACGAGCGACCAGGCCAGCTTCGTATTGCTGAGCAACCGTCGACTCTTTGGCGGTGTACTTACCGGCCCCGGCATTGCACGATTTGCACTGCTTATGAGCGTTGCGCTCTTCAAAACGCAACTCAGGGTAAGCGCCGACCGTTTTGAAGTGGCCGCAGTCCCACTGGCCGCCATGCAGATCAGGCGGGCTGGTCTCGCCGCAACTGATGCATGGCAAAGCAGCATCACGAGCGCGGATGTAGGCGTTGAATGCCTTCTGAGCCTGGGCTTTGTAGTAACCGTTAGGTCTGAGTTCAGCCAATCTTGCTTTACGGCGCTGGCGCCCCTCCTTCTCGGATTCACGCTGGCGCTTCACCGCCCTGGCCTTCGCCGCTTCCCGGGCTTTTGCTGTCTGTTTTTTGCCGATCGCGGTGGCGCATTCAAAACTGCATACCACCTGCCCCTCCCGGGCAGGATGGAACCATTCGCGGCAGTGGACGCATTTACGGCGTGCTGGTTTACGCATGTGGCCTCCTTGCTCTCAGGCGTAGCCACTTCTTATCGACCAGGCGGGCGGTGTAGTCTTTCAGGGTCGGGATGTCGGAAGGCTTAACTTCGACCTTGCGCTTGCGGCGCGCCGGAACGCGGAAGATGCCGCGCTCCATTACTTTGGCGAGAAGACATTGCATACCCATCACCCCGCAAAGCTCAGCAGCTGACTGGCGGCATTTTCAGCCTCAGCTGGCGAGTGGAACTTGCGACGCAGAATGTAGTTCCAGAGCACATTCAGCACTGATTTGTAGACGCCGTTGAACTGGCTGTCGTCCATGCTGGCGAAGGAGATCGACTTTGCGACGCGGCGACGGCTGCCGTCAGGCATCTGGTATTCGTCGTAAAAGCCAGCCTGAATGGTTGCCCACTCGCGGAAGGATTCGAAGTGTTTCAGCAGCGCCATATCGCGGGAACGAGAAATGCCGACCGAGGAGAGATACATCTCGGAGGCGTTCTGGAGCGCAGCGCGCTGATCGAGGTCTGATGAAAGGAAGTCGATAAACCCGGATATGAGGGTGCGCTCAGCGGGCTCAATGAGACCACCGGAAGGCGTCCAGTAGTGATACCCGAGGGTCAGAAGTTTGAAGAACTTCTTGTGGAATGCGTAATTCCGGGGCTTCCGGAACTCACCGCAAAGCAGTTGCCCTACCGGAATAAGTTGCAGGTATTCGCTGGTTCCCGGCTCTGCGGGAATCAGTACGTTTTGATAACTCTTCTCAAATTGCAGTGTTTGCGCCATGTGTCCCCACTTGGCGCCGGATAATCGTGTCAGTTGCTCAGGCTGACGAGGTAATTATCGCCCTTCCCGGGGATAAAAGCAAAATGAGCATATACGAGAAATTGGCTATTTCTTGGCGTTCTGCTCTGCCATTTCGAGATAGCGCGGATCGGATGCTCGGGGTAACTGGATGCTCTGCTCACGGTAGTAGCGGACGCGTTCCATGAAATACTCGCGCAGGTGTTCTGGCTGCTCTCTGGCTACCGCTTCGGCAACAACCGGCATATTCAAGCGCTCTTTGTACGCGACGCCGGACGCTGCCAGGTCGACGTTGACCTTGTCCTGCTCGTCTTTTGACTTTGATGCGATGTTGAAATCAGACATAGAAAATATCCTTTCCATGAGCGTGGCTTTGTTTACAAGCCGTAGCCATTCAAACATGAGAAATCATTTATTCAGATCTTGAATCTGCAAGATCAGCATCTGTGGCAACCATCAAGTTGAAAAAAGCGACAATATCTTCCCATTGCTCGTAAATATTAGCTTCAACAGACGAAACCCCTGTCCCTTTAAAGAAAGCTCCAGGCGCATTTTGGTGGTTCAACTCTTCAAATAGCTCCATATTAATTTGATTTATAAAATATTCTTTTAATTCTTCCCTTTCCTTGTTATCACTGTACTCACTATAATCCTGTATGATTTTCATCGCCTGTCGCAGGCTTCTGACAATGTTTGCTCCATCATGAAATGTCCAATCAGAACCTTGCTTCCCTTTAGCATATCCGTTAGCCCTCTCTGCGCAGTTCTTTAATGACTCATAAGCATTCATTCTGCTTTGCAGTTGAAGAGATTTAGCTGCTGTCTGTCTACTTAAGAATGCTGCATACGCCGCAGCCAAGCCACCAAATGCCGTAACTGCTGCAATAACCAGGTTCCAGTCGGTACTAGTAAATTCCCAATTCATAATTACTCCAAAAACTCCCTTCAGTTTGTGAAGGGAGTATACATCACTACACGGCTTTGCGTTCTGCGGGGGATTTAGGCATCAACTTACCTCCCGCTCAATGTCAGGAATCACTGCTTTAACGGCTTCGCGGACCTCTTTCATTGAACGATCAAACCAGTTTACCGAGGTTGTATAACCGTCGAACTTCGCGCCTTTGGCATTAATTTTTGCTACCGTAATATCTCTGGCCGCATTAATCATCGCTACGGCTACAGCTTCAGGGATTTGGTTACTCACCTTTCACCTCCAGACGCCAGACGGCCTGACCAATGCGGCTCTCGTGGGGACATTTGGATACCAGCCCCTCTTTCGCCAGTTCGATAAGCTCTTTGCGGAGGTCGGCGATCCTCCACTCTACCCCGGGGAATTTACGCTCCATCGCGCAGCGGATATTCCAGGTAGCAATGCGATAGGGGTAATGGCCGTGCGCCCATTTTTCCTGCTGTGCTGCACCCTCGATCAACACCTGCATGATTTTGCTTTTGACGTCACTCACCTTTCACCTCCTGCGGGGCGGCTGCGAGTATGGCGGCGCGACAAAAATTATACCCAGCAATGAAACTTTCAATAGATCCTCTACCGCCTTCCCAGTGTTTTACGGCAATACCTGCTGTCATTTCCTTCGGCACTCCCGGGGCTGCCTGCGGGGCGGCTGCCAATGTGGAGTCGATGATATGCTGGCGCATCCAGTTAGCCCCACGCGCAAACACGTCTACTGGGTCTCCATAGTAATATCCTATTTCATATGCCTGCCCTGATGTCATCTCATCAGGAATGACCAGAGAGTTGCCGCCTTGCGCTGGATTGACGCTGTTTTGCGCCGGACAGCAATCGGATTGCGCCGGAGAGTTTCCAGCCTGCAGCATGGCGGCGCGGCAGGCGTTCCAGCCCATTTTGTACGCCTGGCCGATAGTTGTTACTGCATCTTCGCTCTCCAGAGCAGAAATAGCCTCCCGAACGCTGATGGACTTCGGCACTACCGGAGTTGGCTGCGCGGCATATACAGGCATGGTGCAAGCCTTGTTGAAGTCCCTTCTTGCCAGGATATGCGGATAACCGGCATCAAAGTCTGATTTGCTGATGTACGCCACCGGCTCGCTGTCCAGTGCGGCCAGCGCCATGCGCGCCAATTCTTCAATTTCAGCGTGAGACGGCGGCAGTGTCATTGCACGATGAAAGTTAGCGATTAGCTCAATGCGCTCTCTGGTTAATTTGCTGGTCATTGGTTGGCTCCTTCAATGGTCTGGAATCCAGCAGCAGTTAGCTCTACACGGTCCCGAACAGGGTTGAGGTAAACGGTCTTGATAAGACCTTTTGACTTCAAACGCCTCGCGACAGCCGAGCATAATGTGTCGGTGGATTCCCACCAGTAGCGATCGAATCGACCACGGAGCATCACTTGACCTTCGCTAATAGCACGAAGAGTATTGAGCTGATAATCGGTTAATTTCGTCATCACTCAGCCTCCACCTTGATGCCAGCGGCGGTTAGCATTGCCAGCACATCATCAAACTTGAGATATTCCCCTTCATCGTCGCTGTGCACATACCAGTCATCCCAACCATCAGCGCCTGGCTGAAGTCGTTGTGGCAGCTTCACGGTGACGGTGCGGGACTCCAGCTCGGCGATGCGCTGGCGCAGTGCTGCGATCTCCATCTCTGCAGCATCGGCATAATGGACGTTTTCATGCTCCAGCGGCGGCAGGTCCGGGGTTTTCACACCAAACAGCGCCGCCAATGCGCGATAGTTCTGCTCGCTGTGATAGCGACCTTTGCAGCGAACCAGTTTTTCGGCTGCTGCGTTGATGGCCTGCGCCTTCTCCAGCGCCTCTACCAGCGCTAGGATGTTGCCTGGGCATGCCGTAATCAGGTATTCGTTAAGCGCGGAGATTCGAGCATCGAAAGACATTATCGGAGCCTCCCCTGCATGTTTTGCTTTCTCTGCCGCCGCTTTAAGGTTCTGCGCCAGTTCGGTGATATCTGTCATGCTGCACGCTCCGCCTTCTGCTTGTTGTATACGGCCCAGCTAAGGGCATCGAGTTTGCGCTGACCGGCTTTGTCGAAGAGGTGAATGCCGTTTTGGCAGGCATGATCGGCCTTCACTTGCTCTTCCAGTTGAGCCAGTTGCTCATAGGTGAGCGTTGCCAGTTTCAGGCGGTTCCAGCCGAAGTTAGGGATACGGTTGCTCATTCTGATGCTCCCTCACGCAGAGAGTCTGCCAGCCACTGCAAATTCATGATCTGCACGCCGATATTGCTGAACTTCTTCTCCAGGTGAGCGATAGCCCTCTCAACCCCGCGCGCCTCGGCTTCGGCTACGATGCGATCGGTGGCGGGGGTTTTTAGCCCATCGCGCAGTTTTACGTATGCGCTCAGCATGGCCAACTCAGGCACGTCGTCAGCTTTCGAATGATAAGTATCAAGCGCTTCCATCATCAGCTTACTGAACGGTGCCGGCGCTAATTTTTTCAGCGCCACATTCTCCGCAGCCAGCTGATTAAACGCTTTCGCCAGCTTCAGGAACTTCTGCTCTCTGATTGACAGCTCGCCTGCGCTCTCCAGGGAGGCGATGAGCTCGTTTACTGTTGAGATGTTCATTTTCTTACCCCCGCCAGGCACTGGTTAAAAAGGGTGGTCATTGGGTTTACTCCGCCAGGACGCTGGCGATACTGAACAGACGGATCGCTTTCGGTTACGGCTGTCGTGTCGATCAGGGTGTAGCGGTAGCTCCTGCACTCACCCTCACGCTTAACCTGGCCGTCACGGTGCATCTGCCACAGGGAGGAATTGACCACTGAAGAGTCAAGCCCGGTACCGCGGCGGATATCCTGAAAGCTGCAGCCAGGATGCTGGCCGATGAAGTTAATAACGGCTTGTTTGCCAGAGTTCTTTTTCATCAGAATCCACCCCGCTTAGTTGGTTTTTCCTCTTTCTCGCGCCGGCGCTGACTGGCAGCTTCCTGATCGCAGTCATAAATCGCCCCGTGACGTTGCTCGCAATAGACAACACCAGTCTCACCATGCCTGTTAAGGCGCAGGAGGAGCTCCGTGTCACTCTGGTTTGCGTTCTCGTCGTAGGCGCCCTCCCGGTATATGGCCAGCCAGTAATCGCAGTCCTGTTCAATCTGCCCGGTGTCGCGGGAGTCGCTCGGCAAGGGGCGCTTATTGGTTCGCTTCTCAAGCTCACGGTTAAGCTGAGTCAGGAGAACCACGACGCAATCCAGCTCCTTCGCCAGCGTCTTGAGGCCTTTGGTGATCAGCCCGTAAGCCAGGTCATTTCTCTCTGCCTTATCGGCAGTCATCAGCGTCAGGTAGTCAACGAGGATCATTCCGACCTTGCCGCGTTCGCGCTTGATGCGACGTGACTCAGCCATAACATGCGCCAGTGAAATGCCCGGGGTGTCATCAATCAGGAGGTTATTGGTGTCAATCAGCGCTCCCATAACGCCGGTAGCTTTCTTCAGATCGCCGTTCCAGTCGCCGCGATATCCGTAGTCTTCCTTCGTCATATCCGGGTAAAACAGGTTTGGCGAGATCCGCCCCTTCTGCGCAGTGATTTTCTCCACCATCTGCCCTTCCGGCATTTCCAGAGAAAACATAAGGGCCGGCTCGTTCTCGACCGTCGCGCAGTTAACACCCATCTGGGTGTAGAGCGTGGTTTTACCCATCTTCGGGCGTGCGCCGATAACAAACAGGCTGCCGCGCACAATGCGCTTCACACCGAGCAACTCATCCAGAGAGCGGATCCCGGTAGACAACCCACGGGAACGACCATCCGGCTTGAGCCTTTCGTCGAACTCCGCCGACCAGTCAGTAACAGCGTCATAGAACGTGCGAAGCCCTGTATGTCGACCTGTTTTTACGTGCTCGGTTATCTCAGTGAATAACCCCTGAATAGCGTCAAATTTCTGCTCTGCCGTCATGCCGTTGCGGGCATAAAGCAACTCGATCGCCTTCGTTGTTTTCTCGATGCCGTAGCGCTCCATAGCGGTCTCACGAACACGCATTGCATAGGCCACGATGTTCGCCGCGCTTGGCGTGTTCTTGGACATTTCAGCCAGGTATGCAAAGCCCCCAACGGTCTCTGTCAGCCCCTTGCTTTCCAGAGCATCAAACAGGGTCAGCAGATCAACCGGCTTATGGTCCCGGTACATCTGGCGCATTTCAGCGAAAATGACCTGGTGCTGACGCGAGTAGAACGATTCAGGCTTGAGGATAGACAGAACCTTCTGAGTGCGTTCACTGCTGTCGTCATCCAGCAGAAGTCCGCCAAGTACGCTCTGCTCTGCTTCAATGCTGTGCGGAGGTGTCATGAAATCAGAGGTCATCACAGGCCCCCTCGCGCGTTTTGGCGTAAACATCGACGTTCAGGAAGTATTCCAGCGACTTCCGGCGCCAGGTTTTCCCGGTGCGCTGATCAGGGCGATTCTCAAGCATCCAGCGGCAGTTACTGGCGATGTAGCTCAGGTAAGACTCCCAGTCAGCCAGGGTAAAGCTGTGGCCATCAAGCTGACGGGTAATTTTGTTGGCTTTCTGCCAGAACGAGCGGATCAGGTTGCGGCGCTTATCAGTGAGGACCCTGATGCCCTGCGCTTCCGGTAGCACCTGGTGATAAACATCGACAACCTGCTCACAGCTGAGAGACTGTTTTTTAGGTTCGGATTTTGGTGACGCTGATGCACTCTCTTCTACGTCAGTAGAAGAGATATTATTTAATATATTGTTTGTGGCACTTTGTTGGCATTCTGTTGGCACAACCTCGCCGGTACGCAGCGTGGTTACTGGGTTTGCGTTGGCACTTTGTTGGCATTCTGTTGGCACAAAAAATTGCTGATAATCGTCATATTTGGTGACGGTTAAGAGTGTAAATTTCTTGTTTGCCAGGGTGGTGATCATGCCCATTTTCGCGAACTTGTTCAGCAGGTACTTAACCCTGTCAGGTGCTATTCCCGTGTCTTTCGACAGGGTATGTCGCCCGGTGATCACCTGACCGCGGGAAACCGGATACTCACCAAACTCTGTTGTTACCATCCCGTCAGCTGAATTGACCTCCATGATGAGATGGATCCACAGATGGACGGCTTCACTGTCGGTCTTGTAGAACGGCAGCTCTCTTACTTTACGGTGCAGGAATACCAACCCCTGCCCTGATGGCTGAGGTTTCTCCATGGGCTTCTGAGACCCTCTAAAATCGGATATGCGGAGAACGTTACTCACGGCCTTCCTCCTTCCGTTTCAGCTCTTCCAGGATGGCGCGCATCTTTTCGGCCACCACTGGATTTACCGAGCGAACAAAACGGTCACGAGTAACATTTTTGTGTGTTTGCGCCTGGTAAAATCTGTTGCTCTTAGGCATAATTACTCCTGTGAATTGATCCAGTTAATTCGCGTAGAAAGCCGTTAGTGTTCGCGCACTGCGGCTTTCGCCTTTCTGTTCCCACTCATGCTTCAAAATCACCTTTCTCTCCCGGCCTGTTAGAAATCAGGATGGCCAGAAGTAGCGACATGTTCGGCAGCAGACTTTCCCGCCAGCGACTCACCGTCGACTTATTCACTCCGGCCACTTTGGCGATATTTGTGGTTCCCAGTTCAGCTATCTGGCTGTGTAACCAGCTTTCTATCCTGCGAGCCTCCACTTTGTTGCGTGTCGTTGAACTCTCCATTTGTGATACTTCCTCTGGTGTTGTTTGGTATGGCCGCCAGTCAGGCGGCTTTAGGCTTGCTAACTTCCCGGATCTGCGCAGCAGTAAACTGGCCGCCAGAAGCGAGAGCGATTTTTTCTGCGTAATTGGTCTCGTCGGTGTAGTCCGTTCTCGGCAGGCTTCCGTTGGCAATCCACTTGTAAATTGCGCGCGGAGAGCAACCACAGGCTTTAGCTACAACAGGAACGCGAATCTTTTTGATGATTTCGCCAAGACTGTTAGGTGCCATGTTTAACCCTCAATAATGAACTGTAAGTACATATTAAGTCGGAACTGATAGTTCACGCAAGTGATATTATGATTGAACACATGGTTCACGAAGAAAGAGCGCGAAAAGAATTTTCTCTGAGGCTAGCGCTGGCCTGCGATAAAGCTGGATTGATGCCACACGGTCGCCAGGCTGAGATCGCCAAGAGAATGAAGTTGACACCGAAGGCCGTGAGCAAATGGTTTAACGGGGAGTCGATACCAAGGCGGGGAACGCTCCAGGCGTTAGCGTCTCATATAGGCACGTCTGCATCGTACCTGCTTGGCGATGTTGACGAGGATGGTATTGAACCAGGATCGGCATCCAATCGAAAAGACGTCTTTAGAATTGACCTCTTGGATATCGCCGTCAGCGCCGGTCCAGGGGTGATAAATCAGGAATTCGTTGAGATTCTCCGCTCCGTTGAATATGCGCCAGCTGAGGCTAACCATATGTTTGATGGGCGCAAAGCTGAGAACATCAGGATTATCAACGTCCGCGGAGACAGTATGTCAGGTACGATTGAGCCAGGAGATCTGTTGTTCGTCGATGTCAGCGTAAGGAAGTTTGACGGCGATGGAATATACGCCTTTTTGTACGATGACACTGCTCACGTTAAACGCTTGCAGAAGATGAAGGACAAGCTGCTGGTTATATCGGATAACAAGAGCTATGCCCCTTGGGAACCGATCGAGAAAGACGAGATGAACCGGGTGTTCGTGTTCGGCAAGGTGATCGGCAGCATGCCGCAGACGTACAGGAAGCATGGGTAAAGCCTTAGCACGCAGAGGAAGCATGTCTGATCTGATTATCCCAATACTCATTACTTTGCTAATTGTCGGACTGGTTGGGATAGTGCTCAGGTTGGAGAAGATTTTCTTTAAGCGAAGGGATGATCGTGATGACTTTGAGTGAGCCAGACCGGTAGTTCGATGTGTTTTTGGTAATGCCGCAGACGTACAGGAAGCATGGGTAGCTAGGCCGGAGGAATTATGCAAGTTAACCTAGAAAGAATATCATTTATAACACCTTTTTCTGATAGTGAGGACCAGACACAGCCAAAGCTTAGTTTTGAGTGCGTGAACTTCCCCGCTCAGTTTTCGATAAATTTCCGGGTGGGAATGGTAGGTTTGAAGCCAAATACTCGCTATCAACTCGGACTGTTTGTTATACCAGCTCATTTATTTATTAAAGAGGGGCAGGAATTTCAACTTCCTGACGGCACTCAGGAATCTGTTTCTGTTAACATTGATACTAAAGACAGCAACATGGCGACGGGTGCCAGTGGACAGGTTGTCATTACTCTAAACGAAATGCGCCTCCCTGGTAAGGGGCTGTATAGTGTGACTGGCGTCTTACACGCCAACGATTCGATAAAAACCGTGCTTCATAAAAACGAGTCATTTTTCACTGTTGATAAATTATGAGTGACGATAAAGAATCAAAAAATCAAGAGAATCAGAGCGCGAGACCAAATAGCCTAAGGAGGCTGAAAGTTATCGGTGGCTCAGATTTCGATGCTGAATTTGATAATTCCTCTGAGAAGGTGCAAGATCACTTCATAACGTCGCATACTTCGGAGCGAGAAGTGGATAGGATTAGCAGAGAAGAACTTGAAGCAAGGCTGTCCGCCAATAAAGCGGAAATGGAATCAATAGCCTCTTCAATTCGAGTAGACATGGCCTTAGCCAGAGAAAATACCAATGTCCAGTTCGCAAATCTCTCCTCCGCAATTAATTCTATCTCTTCAAAAATTGACGGGAAGATGGATAGTGTAGATGGAGAAATGAAAGCAATAACTGGTAAGTTTGATGGCATCCATGGTCAGATAACTGGCCTGAACACAGCCATTAGCGGAATCCAGTCAGGCATATCTACGCGACTTGCAATTTTTAGCGTAATTATCGCTGTGATTGTCGCCTTGCCTGGGATTATCTCCTCATTTAAGGACTCTCCAGCTAAGTCTGATGATAATCCTTCACCCTTGATTATTCAGATGCCAGCGCAGCAACAAAATCAACAACCCGCCCCCCAAAACCAACAGAAAGCCTCGCCAAATCAGCATAAGTAGCCCGGCCACCGCGCCGGGTTTTTATTGCCCTACCATTCCCTCGGCAGCATCAGCACGGCTAGCACCAACTTAATTACTATGCGCCCACCAAACTAAACATAACGCAAAAATAAATATACTTTAAGTTCATTAACTTACCTGAATATGAACTATCCACAAATCAAAAATGTACTTTTGGTACTTTACAATGATGAACCATTAGTACATTATCATCTCATCCAAACAACAACGTTGGCGCCGGTAATAGGTAACAACGCTCCGTTAGCCGCGATAAGGCAAAGGTGAAGAGATGATCCGCGAAGAAGATAAAACTGAGTGGTTTAAGTTTCTGGCACACGCATTCGCCATCGTCGTATGCGTACTGGTAGCAAGCGCGTTCTGCCTGATGCCTGGTGGTTCAGCATGAGCAGAAACGGCATTCGTTCAC